TGATGCTGTATGCGGCAGTTGGTTCTTGTACCACACCGTTGATACTGACCATGGTGCCTGCTGTGGTTGCGTTGGCAATCGGAATAGTAAACGATGTTGCAGATCCGTTACCAGTTTGTGTGTTAGCAGTTACAATAGTAAAGTTTGTACTAGGAACATTCCAGGCACTACCATCATACCATTCTGGCAAGTTTGATGTTGTGCTGAAACGGAACATACCAATAACTGGTGAACCGGGTCTTGAGGCAGTGGTTCCTTTTGGCAACATGATACTGTTGTTTGTGGCAAAATCTATTACTGTGCCTGTTGTTGGCGTAGCAGTATTAACACCAATTTGTGTGCCAGTTACAACGAATGTGTTTGCTGTGGTGCCTTGGATAACAGTCCTGCTGGCATTTAATCCACTGTTGAATGTGGTTGTGCCTGTGCCATTCGGATTGATAGTCAATCCAGTGTTGGTTATGTTGCTGCTGATTGTGGTGTTACTGAATGTAACGTTGCCCAAGTTGGCTGCTGTTTGTACATTCAATGTGCCGTTCACGCCCACACCACCAATTACCACCAACGCACCAGTTGTTGATCCTGTACTTGCTGTACCGCTGTTAGCAACAATATTACCACTAGCAATGATTGTGCCAGTCGAAGTTATTGTGGTAAATGCGCCCGTACTGGCGGAAGCATTACCAATCGGTGTTGATTGTAAACCGCCATCAAAATCACCAGCACCAGTGGCTGTCAATGAGCCTGATAGTGTAATACCAGAACCATTGATGTTACCTACTACACCCAATGTTGTGCCAATGGTTGCACTACCTGTTAATGTGGCACTTGTACCATTGATGTTGCCTGCTACACCCAATGTTGTGCCAATGGTTGCACTACCTGTTAATGTGGCACTTGTACCATTGATGTTGCCTGCTACACCCAGTGTTGTACCAATAGTTGCACTATTGTTAACTGTCAATGCATTCACTGTGGCATTAGAAACAACTGACAAGGTAGAGCCAACTGTGGCTGCTGCTGTTAATTGCAAGTTACCAGTTCTGATTGTGCCCAGTGTACCAGTAATGACGTTGCCAGATTCACCTGTCACGTTGCTGTAATATTCAAAAAATCCTGTGTTGTCTTTATATCCAAAGAACGAACTGCGGTATGCGGTATCATAGTAATGAGCACGTACACCAACGTCAAATCCATTGTCTACACTTAGTGGTGCACCATTGGGTCCTGTGTTCAATTGAATAATGGGATCTTCAACCACAAACTCATCAACGTTGATATAGGACAAGTTGCCCATTACTCGCAAGTTGCCTTCAACCAACAAGTTACCTAAAATTGTACCTGTTGCTGCGGTGATGGCATTGTTTACAGTTAACGAACTTACTGTGGTTGCGCCGTTTACACCCAGTGTTGTACCTATCAGCGCCGCACCAGTGACACCCAATGATGTTCCGATTGTTGCACTTCCAGAAAGTGCAGCACTAGTACCATTAATATTACCAACAACACCCAGTGTACTACCAATGGTGGCAGTTCCGTTGACTGTTAATGCTGATACTGTAGTGTTGCCATTAGCGGTCAATGTTGTAAATTGACCAGTACTGGCCACAGCATTACCAATTGGTGTATTTTGTATGCCGCCCGCAACAGTAATGGAACCCACACTTATTGCACCAGCAACACTAACATTACCCAAAGCTGTATTTCCAGTTACACCCAATGTGCCGCCAATGGTAGCACTGTTATTGACTGTTAGAGCATTGGCAGTTACGTTGCCGCTACCGTTGAGGGTGGTACCTTGAATTGCGCCGTTGCTGACCAATGCATTGACTGTTGCAGTGCTGAAAACACTCAGTGTGGATCCTAGATTTACTGCACCTGATCCAATCAGTGTGTTGGCCACTGTTACCGTGCCGGCATCACTACGGATAGTCATTGCGCCAGCAGAACTTAATGTGTTGCTGCTAATTGTAAAGCCACCCAGTGTGGCTGCACCCAGTGCTGTGGCATTACCAAACAGCAAGTTACCATAAGCTGTAGTGGCAATGTTGCCTGTTGTTAGGCCGTCTTCTGTGGTATTAATGAATACAAAGGCGCCTTGATTTTCTTTCCAGCCAAGAAATCTGTTGCCGCCGGACCCTCTTATAAGAACCAAGCCCAAGTCGTAACTGGTACCTGCATTGCCCAGTCCTGTAGTTAGTAATGGATCTGTGATTTGTGTTGTGGTGCTTTGAACTGCTGTGACGTTGCCAGTAACAGTTAGATTGCCGTTTAACACCAGATTGCTGTTAAACGTCAAATTGTTGTTCATTTTATCGCCAGTGAGTGTGCCGCTGGCGATTTTAACGTTTGTGATTACTAAATCGGTAATCTGATTATTTTTAATTCTTGTAATAGCCATGTCAAACCCTTGTTTATACTACTATTTACCAAAAGCAAAAAAAATAAGTTCGTTGACGTTAAAAAGAACTTTGAATATTTGCTCTAATCCACGTATCAGTGGCCACACAAATATAAACATGGTTGCTGTTATGTGCAACCTGTCCTGCAACTCCAGTACTAGTGCTACTGGCCGGCACATTATTGCCTATTAGATTCAGACCCGACGATTGACCAGATGCAATATATCTAATGTCAATCACATCCGTGCTTAACGGCACTTCTGTGAATGTGATACTAGTATTACTGACCACATAAGCTGTGTCCGGAGTTTGCTGAACCCCGTTCAACGTCACCAACACACCACCAGTGGTGGTACTGTGAGTCAATGGGAATGTGTTTCCAACGCTATTTCCGCTGAAAGTTTGATAATCCACTGATGCTGACACAGTTATCCAGCTGTTACCGTTGAAGTATTCTGGACTGGCCAAATCAGTATTATATCTCAAACTGCCAATTGGCACATAATAGGGTTGCTGTGCAGTATTACCCGATGGCATACTAAATGCATTGGTTCCGTTGATCTGCACCATGCCTGTGCCTGTTGGCGCCAGATATATGTTTCCATTGGTAATATCAGTACTGATAGTGGTCACACTGATAGTGATATTATCCAAGAAGTTATTAGATGCAATGTTGGCAACACCCTTGGGACCTATATACCTATATCCTTCAATGAATACCACATTGCCTGCCACAGATGTTGGCACGTTAGTATCGTTGAAGTTTACTAATCCGGCCTGTGAGTCAAAGTACCACGCATCGTTGTTACCGCTTCCATCCGGAAACAAACGAGTTCCTGATGCGGCAGCATTGGCTGTTGCGGCTGGTGCTGCCCATAGTTTGGGTTGGTAGGTAGATCCAAATTCACTACTTACCCAATCAGGTGAATTTGTAACCCAGGTTCGATTGGTGCTGGACGTACCGTCGTTGACCATTTTTATCGCAGTGGTCCCCAGATATGCTCTGAGAATACTTGTATTAGCACCAGGTGCAGTGGCAGGAATCAGGCCTGAATCCACCCACACTGTGTCGCCACGAATCAGTAACGGACTGGCATTAGCTTCATTACTGGCACTTTTAATGGCAGACGTGTCTGTTTTGGCGACGCCAAAGCCCACCTTCTTCCATAAATAATCAACTTTTTGTGCGTCTGATACTGCCATTTTAGTTTGTTGCCGCTACTATACTTAATGCTGTAACAGTTTGTCCTGCTACTAATCTTAATCTTACAAAAATTTCGTTTGTTGCAGTGCTACTGGAACTCACTGTACCAAAAGTACAGGTCTTGCTTTGTGTACTGGAGCTATTAGCAGTAAATGTTCCACCCAATGCACAACCATTACTGCCGTTGCCGCCTGCACCCGTGTTTGCACCTGGAGCTCCAGATCCTGCATAGGCAGTAGACATGTCGACCCACCCGTTTAATGTTGATGTGCTGTCTATGGTACTTCCAGGCAACGCTACGAATAAACCTGCCACATTGCCTGTTATGCTGATGTTAAACTTGCTAACAACTGTGCGAGTAAAACGGAATGTAAAATATTGACTTCCACTTCGACTTGCACTTAAATTTGGTCCAACAGGCAAATGACCTGTTGAATAATTTGTCTGATCGTGTTTTAAAACTGCGCCCACCACTGTGGTATCGTAAGTTTGTAGTGTGCTAGATGTGCTGTTAAATGCTGTGTTAGCTGTGATAGTGGGTGTGTCTGTGCTACCAGGATTAATTACTCTCAATCCATTACCACTGCCTGTACCCACACTGGTAACTGGGATACTTGTTTCTTCTATGTTGGTAGCTGTGCCTGTTTTGTACAAAACTGTTACTGCCAATGCAGATGTATAAGTGCCAGTGCCAGTGTTATAACTATTAGAGCAACTCAAACTTGGTCCGGTACTGCTGGAGCCAAAACCAGTCGTGACTGCTGCGGTGGTAGTGTAATATTGACTTCCGCTGGCCACATATAAATTTTGTGCTAACGGTGTTGTTACTCCAGCACCCGCATAAGTAACACTGGAAGGTGCAGCAACTGCACCACCTGCTGTTCCAGTTATAAAACTGTCGCTGGTGGGGTACATGTCTCCGCTCAATCTGCTGACATTGCCTGTTAATGTAAAGGCACTAGAACTATTCAAATGCGGTATGGTACTGCTGTATGTAGAACTGTTGGTAGTTAAATTGATTGCTAGATTACTAAAGGCAGGTGTGCCCGGAGCACTGGCGTCATAATACCAATAAGGAATATTAGTATTGCCAGCAGTACTATGATTGATGTTGACTTCATTCCATCCTGCTGCCACGTTGCCGCTCAAACTAGAACTAAAACTGTACCAAAATCCTGCGGTAACGTTTGGGTTAACGTTGGCATAATCACCACTGCGTGTAATAATCAAATTACCGTAAGTGCCGCTGACGTTGCCTGCTATTAGAGTAACGTTGCCCACTGCAATACTGTTACGATAAGCTGTAACTGTGCCAATATCGCCAGGGCCCACATTGGCTATGGTAGATGTTGTGTAAGATGTTGCTCTTCGAACATTACTAACAGTTGTGCCACCAGCCACTGACTTGCCACCAGTGGCAGTGTTGTCGGTCTGTACAAAGTTAGCCATACGATAGGTACTCAATGAGCTTATCGTTAGTGTTTGATTATTGGGGAATGTAGGAGGAGCAGGTGGTACCAGTTTGCCTAACACATAATTTAATCTGGCAAGACTATCTGTAATGGTATCCGTGGTCAACATGGTAACAGCGTTGCTTACCAATGCCAACGCAGTATTCGAACCCAACTGTATTGTGTTACCTTTAAGTCCTGTCAAGGATTCTGCATTGCCGAAAAAGTTGTCAGCGTATATGTTACCACTGACTGTTAGAGCAACGTTTGGATTGGAGTTTGCAATACCCACACGGCGATTGACCACATCCAAGTAGATTAAGTTTCCATCGAAGCTTAGGTCTTGTCCTTGGCGATCTAAGTCGCTTTGTAACATGACTCCGGAAATTTTTCCAATCGCCATGTGTTATCCCTTATGCAGCATCAGTGCTGTTAAAATTGTGCAATACTTTGATTGTTTGTCCAGATGTACCGTTAGTGGGATTTATCAAGACATAGTTATTGCCCTGGAACTGATAGTTTGTGGTGGGTGCTTGCATGACACCGCCCACATACACAATAACATTGGCCTCTTGACCAGCAGAGTAACTGTAAGTCATTGGGCCGTATTGTGTAGTAGCATTGGCAGTGGTGAATGTGTCTTCTGCAATATTTACACTACCAATTTTGGCCACACTGCTCCATACTGATGTAAAGTACATTTCAATCTTGCCTGTAGTTGTGTTAAATCTCAGCTGTCCGTCTACGGGACTGTCAGGACGAACTGCACTACTACCCACTGGCAATCTAATGGCATTACTGGGTGTATTAATTTGTGTATTTTTAAGTAATCGAGCCATTATGTACCTATGAAGCTTACTGATGCGTTAATTGCACTATTGGCACTTGCATTGGCTCTTAAAGAATCGCCGCTGGCAAAAAGAATTTTTTCAGTTTCGACTACTAAGGTGTCCCCTGCTGTTATACTTACATTACTGTAGATTCTGTTTAACACATTGGCGCTGCCGCCACTTGGTACCAAGTGAACTGTAATTTGTGCAGGACTGCTACTATAATTACAAAAGTAAGCCACGCTCATCACAGTGTTACCACTACTCGTATAAATGTTTCCTACTGTGGTTGTTATGTTTGCTGTTGTTATACTCATATTATTATCCAAAAATTATGCTGTAGGCAATTGCTTTAGTTTTACTAATCAGTTCACCCGATTCGGTGTTGTTGTTGAAATAAATTCCAGTGCCGCCCGCACTGTTGCCAGAAGTGTTGCCAATGATATTGATTATAGTTGCAATTGCCGGCGGTGGTGTTACATTAATATTATCAAGTCTTATACCAGAAGTTTCTACATTGCCAGTAATATTCAATAAATTTGCACCATTCCAAGTCAAATTGGAAGTTGTATTGGCTAAAGTTGTGCCACTGACTGCATAATATGTAAGTTGTCCTGCTGTACCATAAACAACAGTTCCACCACCACCAGACTGGATATTGGAATAGGAACTTGGATTAGCAACATTGCTAGTAATTTGCCAAGCACTTTGACTTTCGTTCCACAACACAGCTGGCATGGCATAACTGGGGCCTCGAAAAACTTCAATACCACTATTACCTGCAAATGGTGTAGTTACATTGCTGTTAAGAGTAATTGTAGGATCAGCTGTGCTGATGTTGGCCACATTGACCACCGAAGTATTACCTTGCACATACAAGTTACCATAAATTTTTAAAGTGTCGGTCGTAACTATAACATTGGCTCCGGGTGTGACCGTTGTTAAATTATAATCGCCTGTACCAATACGCTTTGTGACGCTCATTATTAATCCCAATTATATGATATTTATGCTTGGTAAACTAAAGACAAAAAATGGGCCGAAGCCCATTTTGGTGTAATATTCGAAAATATTAAGCGTTATCAACGCGAACAAGAACCACACTTTGCCATTCTGGTTGCGAACTTAGGATGGCTGCGCCGCTGCTATATGGTGTACCCAAGTAGTAACGCCATTTGTCATTTGCCCAATCCCACACATATTTGTTGGAAATGCGTTTGACATTGAATTGGTTGGTCACTTGTATGCGACCAGTGGTGTTGGCTGTGACTGTTTGATCGGTGCAACTGACTGTGACATTGGTTGTGCTATTGATTGCAACCACTGTGACATTACCTGTCAAGAATCCACTGTTACCAGTAAATTGATATCCAATACCAGGACTGCTGTTACCTGCCACATTGGCTGTAGCGTAGGTAATATAAGCAAATGTGCGATTGTTGGTAAATCCACCACCGCCTGTACCAATGTTGGCCAAGTTGGCTCCAGTAATGACCATGGTGTTGGCCACAATGGTTGCAGTGTTGGCTGCTGTTAGTTCTGAAGCTTGCCTATTTACCAATGATACCACTGTGGTGTTGGCATCTGAAGAATTGTTAACTTGAAACTTTTGACTGCCTTTTTGAGCAATGATGTAACCGGTGTCCAGTGCGGCACCTGTAGCCCGCAAAAAGCTAATGCGTATTGTGGGCACGGTCTGATCAGTATCTCCACCAGTACCACCGATGCGTGAACCGTTAATTTGAATGTTACTTACGAAGCTGTCAACGGTAATACCGTTAGCTGTTTTTTGTATCTTTAATTTTGCCATTTCTTTTATTCCTTTATTAATTAGCGTTCTAGGCTACCCGAAGTGGCGCTCCGAGAGTTCATTGGAACAAGTATATTTATAGCATAGTCAACAAAAAAGCCCCTTGCGGGGCTTTTAAGTAACTTCCCATCCCGGGGTTTAGTCTTTGCTGGATTACTGGAATGATAGGTTAGCAACAGAAATTTCGCTAACGTAGTCACCAGCGTTACCTAGAGACGATGCTGTGTTGGTCAACTCAACATATCCGTAACGAGTCATAAAGCCTACGACTGGTTCGAATGTGCTTGGGTCTAGAACAACACCAGAACTCATTAGAGGAATGTATGGGCAGTAGAATGCTGCGGCATCAGCCTCAGATGAACCTTTGTAACCAACTAGAACAGCTTGGCTATCGCTAGCATAGCTGTCAACGTAGATACGCATTGCGCCGTTCAATGTACCAACAAACTTGGTGTTTGTAGGTGCTTCGAATGTGCCTTCTGTTGTACGAGCAAACGCTGAAGTAGTTGCAGATTGCAATACTGTCAATGCAGCTGGAGAAACAACAGCCCAATTACCTGCGCCACGACGTGTGCGTTGTGCGATCAAGTTAGCTGCACGGTTGATAAGAACTGCCAAAGCGGCGTGTTCATCACCAACGAATGTGGCTGTACCAGATACAGCGGCTTGGTCGTATGCGAAATCTGTAGCTGACAACGAACGTAGAGAACCTAGGATCTCTTGGTCGATTTCAACTGTGATTTCTTGAGCCAATGCTGCCATGATTTCTGCTTCGATGTCCAAACCATGCATGGATTGTGCATCTTGCGCAGCTTCAAATGTCCAACGTGCAGACAATTTACGTGTCTTAGCTTCAACAACTTGCTTCAAGATCTGTACGTTGATCTTGCGTCCTGGTGCACCTTCTAGACTAGATGTGCTAGAAGCACGACCTGTTGTCAAACTGCCAGAGTAAGCTGTGGCAATCTTGAATGGGCTTAGTGCTTCGTCACCGGCTGTTGTGCCTGTTTCAAATGGACTTGGAGCTGTTACTGTAGCAGTCTCACCATAGCGAACACGCAATGTGTGAATCTGTGCAACTGGACCAGTCATGGGCTGTACACCAACGATTTCGTTAGCGATAACAGTAGGCATAACACGACGGATAACTGGTAGAATAACACGGTTAAGTGTAGCTACGTTACCTGCAGATGTTGCGCCAGCTGTTGCATTTTCAGCCAAGTGCTTGCGGGTGTTCTCTAAGATAACACCCATTGTGGTTCTGCGCGAACCGTTTAGACCTTCTAACAGGGCATCTTTGGTTTCGCCCCAGCGGCCTTCTAATAGTGCTTGTGTCATTTTCTTTTTCCTTTTAGGGTTTACTTTAGCCCTGCTAAACGCTTAATTTCAACTACATTATTATAGTCGGGCTCCGCGCTGACCTTAGCAGATTTATCACCAGTCACTTCAACACGGCTCTCTGTTAGCGCAGGTTTTTGACCTTTTGCTACAGTTGGGCTATTGTTTAAAACAGCTGGCAAATACTTTTCGTATGCAGATTGCAATTTAGGCGTCTGCACACCTTCTAATAAGCTAACCATAACGGCTTGCTTCTCTTTGTTTAGAGGCTTCAACAACTCGTTAAGAGTAGATTGGCGCTCTTGTGATTCTTTAATGATTCGCAGCTCACGGTCCTTGGATTCAACCAAAGAAGTTTTTTGTGCTACAAAAGTTTTTGCTTCTGCAATTACACGATCCTTTTGTGCGACAACTTGGCGTAGTTTTGCAATTTCTTGATTTTCGTTCAAGTGAGTTAAACTAAACTCGCCTGCGAAAGCTTCAAAAATTCTACGACCAAACATGTTCTCGCGAGCAAGTTGGATATCTTCTTTTAGTTGAGTCATTTCAGACTCTAATTTCTTGGCCACAGATTCTTTTACAAGTTCAGAACTCTTAGCGACAAATTGACGTTGTAGTTGCTCTAGTTTGGACTGAGCTTCACGAACCAATTTAACTTTAGTTTCGACTACGTCTTTTTTGTCTTTGGCAAATTCTTGGATTTCTTCTGCAAGAGCTTTGATAACAAACTTTTCAAGACGCTGTGTAGCTTCTTTAGTTAGTTTACGATCGCTACGTAGTTCTTTGATTTCTTCTGCTAGTTTTCCAACTAGGAATTGGTCAAAGCGTTGTGCAGATTCCTTCATGCGTTGATTATAACGCACACGGTCAGCTGCCAGCTGTTGCTTTTCTTCCGCAAATTCGCGAATTTCTGCTTGGAGACTTTCTGTTACCATTTTATCAAGAGCTTCGACCATTACACCTTTGTCGTGTTCATAGCGTTGTGCAAACTCATCACGCATTTCTGCGCGAACTTGTTCACGTGCTTCATTTAACTTAGCTTCCCAAGCTTCATTGATAGATTGCTTGGTTTCTTCGTTAATGATACCACTGTCTACTAATGGTTTGATAGCATCAAACATGGATCATTTCCCCTTAAATTTTTAAGTCTTTGATGAGACGTTTTACTTCCTCAGCCAAAAACTTCTGTACTTTTTGATTTGCACCGGCATCATGTGCCATTTCGATCACTCTATGTCCATAGCGCATATTCAAAAGACCTTCATAAACAGCCTTGGGATAAGCGTTAGGAGCACTAGGTTGTGCAACGATATCAACAGTGACAATTTCAAAGTCACTGACATGTCCTGAGCTTTCATTAACGTTGCCGCTACCTCTGCTCGAAACACCTAACTTCACTCCGCTTTCTAGCATAGTTGTTACCAACTGTCCCATTGGCGTAGGAAGTATTTTTAGTTTACCAAAACCGTTAGGGCCATCCATCCACATATCTGTGATCATATGACACACACGGTCTAGGTTAATTTTTAAATCATCTGGATGGTCTAGTTCGCCTAACACACTATAACCATCACGGACTTGTTTATTAATAGCATCGACTGCTGTGGCAATTTCATCTGTGGGATAAACACGCATGTTAGCGTTTTTTACCCCGCCCTGAATGAAAATGCCTTTCATGTACAGGCTCTTCTTACCTTCAGCATTAGACTCTGCCAAAACTTCCATTCTGGCATTGTCAAATGATAAGTGTTCCTGTATTAAACCTCGCACAGTCGTTGTCCTTACTTAGCTAAAGGGCTTTTATCGTTAGTGCCACCTTGCTCGCCTTTTTGAGCAGCAGGAGCCTTGGATTTAAAGCTGTCGCCTTTTGCGCCTGGAACATTTTTAAATTGTCCTGCGCCCGGCAAGTTGCCTTTACCTTTAGTGTATTGGTTGTTTGGTTGTGGAACTGGTTTGTTGTCTGGGTCAGACTCTGAGCCGCCACGAGCGATATTTTGTGTTGTACCACCCATGTTGTTCTTGCCAGCCACAATAGATTTAGTTGCAACTGTGGCAGAACCACCTTTGCCTACTTCTTTGCCTTCACCTTTAGCAGGTTCTTGTTGATAAATGTCACCCATTTTTTCAACATATTCACGAATCCACTCAGACTCAGTCATTTTCTTTGGATCTTTTTTGTCCTTGAGCATTTTGTCTTTCTTAGACATTTTAGCTTCTTGAACGCTTTCTTCCATGTCGTCATCTTCCGATGCTTCATTATTGTAGTCTGATGTATCTTCGTCATCAGCTTCCATCATTTCTTCTTCGCTGTCCATGTTGTCCATGTCGTCCATGTCGTCCATGTCGTCCATGTTGTCAGCGCCGTCACCCATTAGTGCATCGAATTCAGATTTTAGTTCGTCCAATGCATCTTCAAGATCCATTACACGGTCTTCAATTGCTTCGTCTCCGCCCACATCAGCATGATGGTCATCGCCGCCGGCGTCTGAATCCATGTCCATGTCCATGTCATCGTCGCCCATTTCGATTTCGAATTCGTCATCTTCAGCTTCTGCCATACCTTGCTCGTCCATGGTAACTTCGTCAACTAAGTCGTCAACTTGGTTTCCACCAACTTCAGATAGGTCGTCCTCATCAATGAGATTCTCGTAAATGCCGCGGCTTGTTTCTACTACGATTTCGTGGAATAAAGCACTGGCTTTGTCTTCTTGCTCATTGAGAATAAATTCAATAAGTTGTTCATACTTGTTCATATTTGTGTCCTTTAAATACGTAATTCTGTAATACTATTTACAAGAATTCTAAAAACCCGGGGTAAAATGTGCAGTTTTTGAATGATCTGGCGGAGATAATTACATTCCAGCCATAGTTTGTGCAGGAACTTTGTATTGATCTGCAACTTTTTCTAGCTTTTGTTCGTGTTCTAATTTGCGTGTATCATTCATTACACGCAAACGATTTAGCTTGTCCAATGTTAAACGGCTAGCACGACCACGGTCATCTTGTATTTTATACGTGCTGTTATCTTCCTTGTCAGTACGATATCCAGCTGGCGTCGGTGAGTAAAGCTCGTTTAATTGCATATTTATATTTACCAAATTTGGTTATAATGCAGGAGGTGCGGCTGATGGGCCTGCGGCAGGAACAACTGATGCTCCAGCTGGCATTGCCCCGGGCATTGCTCCCTCAGGTGCAGCTGCTTCGGCCTCGCCCGCAGGTATTTGTGCTGCTTCCAAGTCAGCGTCAAGGCCGCCTGGACTTATACCAACGCTGCGTAGGCCTGCTTCACCGACTGGCGCTTTGTCAACATCCCCTTGCTCTTCTGCCCACATGCGTTCATTGTCGCTCATTTCTTCTTCCGACAATCCCAAGAAGCGAGTCAACAAGAATCGTTTGGCCAAATAAGGATACTGTTCCAGTTG